AATACTTGGCCTGCACTACCTATTGAAAGTGCAGCTCCAATACCACCATGTGATAGAGGTATGAATTCGCCTGATTGATATTCTGCTAATCCTGTTGCAACATTACTTGCATTAAAAACTGTTCTTATTGGTGTTTTTGCTGACATAATTTTCCTATAATTGGAATAGTGTTATTCCTGCGTCCGTTAAAGCACTTCCGTTTGCTAAAGTAAAAGTATTACTATCAGTAAACGCATATCTATCTGCCACTTCAGCACTAAATTCAAATGTAGCATTTTTAGTACTTAAACCGTCAGCCGCACTAAAGAAGTCAACTCTACGAATTGGTTTAGAAATCGCACCAGTCGAGTCAACACTCATAACTGCAAGGGCATTACCATCTTCAGTCTTAGAACCTGTTGGTAATGTAGCACCAGAAGCTGCAATCGCAATTGCGCCTGTGCCATCAGAAGAAATTGTCGCACCATCCAAGTTAATAGAGTTAGAGGAAAGAAATATATCTTTCCATCGTCTACTTTCACTACCTAAATTGTAAGTATTCGTTTTTCCTGGCAAGAAGTCTGAATCAATATTGTGTGGGTCTAAACCGCCACCACCTACTGTTCCTAACTGAACATTGACTGTATGTTTGAAATTTAAAAATTCTTCTTTAAGTTTCTCCCATGTGTCAAGGTCTGATAATTGCCTAACTCTTTCTTTATCAAGCTCATTAGCATTTTTCATACTAGAAATTTGCTTCTTCACTTTCTCAATCATTTTATCTACAGTCTTATCTTCGACTGCTTCTTCGATTGTTTCTTCTGCTACTGCCAGTTCTTCTAATTCAGAAACGAGCTGTTCTGCCTTATATTCTTCTACATAGCCCTCATCTTCTTCAGGAGACCTTGTAGGAGTTTTCTCTGGTTCTACTAATAATACTTTCTTTCTTTTTTCTACTTTCTTTTTCTTTGCAGCCGCCATTTCATTGAATAGTTCTTCTAACCCTTCAATTTTGACTTCCTCTTTCTTAATTTTTTCGTTTAAATCTGTCTTTGCCTTACTAATGGCACCGAAAAAACTTCCAAGTTCATCTGCAAGTTCTGTTTTGTGTTCTTGTGGTTCTTCAACAAGTTTTATTTCTTTAATTTTTTCAGAGAACTTTGCCTCTTGTAATTGAGCAATTTCTCTCTCTATATCCGGGTCTATATCTATTTCTTCAACTCTGGATATAAGATGTGGAGCCCAACCTTTGTTCTTCATACTCATATATTTATCTAGTTACACTAGGTGTAACCGTAACTCTTCCCTCTAATCGTCTAGTAACTAATCCACCACTAGTCGTTGTTGTTAAATCCCACACATATCTACCTTCAGTAAGTCCTGAGGTTACTGTGTCTGTTAGTGTAATTGAACATGTGCCATCAGCGCCACTTACAATTGCAGTAGTAAATGCTGTTGAACTTGATGATAGGTGAGTCTTTCTCATCTTACTTGTAACTGTTTGTCCTGATATATCAACAACAGTTCCAGTAGAATCTTTAATGGTTAATGTCTGCGTAAAATCGGCGTCTTGGTCGATTGTCAGATTTTGTATTGTTGCCATTTCTCTTAAATTCCTTAGATTATAGTACTATTTATAAACAACCAATTTATGAAAACTTCAAAATCACCCCTTTATCTGGTAACCACAGAAAATCTATCTCTGTACTATTACAAGTTCTTATTGCATCTTCAAACGAATCTACTAAAGGTTCGCCTGCCAGGTTGAAGCTGGTGTTTAACAACATGCCTGTTCCTGTAATATCTTTAAATTTTTCAAGTATTTCTTTAAAATGTGGCACACTTTCATCTACTGTCTGTATTCTACAAGTGCCATCAACATGTGTTATTGCTGGGAAAGAATCTTTATATTCTGGTCTTATATTAAAAGATGATGTCATAAATGGGGATTTCATTGTTCTTCCCATATCAAAATATTCATTCGCATCTTCTTCTAATACTGAACAGGCAAAAGGCCTATACCACTCTCTCCGTTTTATATTATTAATAATGCCTTTACCGTTTTTAATTCTTGCATCAAACAATATAGAACGATTGCCTAATGAACGAGGGCCTGCTTCTGCCTGACCATTAAACATTGCAATAATCTTACCTTCTTTTAAGTATTCAGCAATCTGTTCTACTGTAACATGTTCTCCTATATCAGAAGGTATAGTCGGTTCAACATGATTAAAAAATGTATGTGTTAAAGGTATTATATCTGATATTTCTGTGGCCTTTCTACAAACATAATTTGCGGCCCCTATAGAATTTCCAGAATCATCAGCCAAAGGCTCAAAATAAAACTCTAAATCAGGAAATCTATCTGTCAGATATTGATTACAAACTACATTGAAACCATATCCCCCTGTTATACAAACATTCTTAGTGTCAGTTCTTTTAATATACTTTTCTATTAAGTTGCCAACAACTTCTTGTGTTTGTAGTTGAACACTAAGGGCGTAATCAGCATATAGTTTATGATTTTCTCGTGTTACTTCATTAACAAATTGATGTTTGTTATTAACATTTAAAACGGTTTCTCCTCTACCACAAAAGAGAAATTTTGAATCATTAACTACATTTTCATAAAATAAGTCTGGTGTTATATTTTCTTTATCACCATAAGCAGATAACCCCATTGTCTTACCATTCTCTAAAGGGTCTTGGCCTATTAGAGTTGTCGCACTTTCATATGCCTGAACTAGTCCCATTGTTGAAGATGCCGATATATCACAATTGTGTTTTTCTTTTAGATACTCTGCTAATATATCATTCTCTATGTCATGGTCTATACCCTTATGCAATAAAAAATAACTCTTATATAATGGTGTAAACTTAGCAGGATATTCTGCTGTATAAACACTTTCTGCTTCTCTAAATCTCTCTATATATGACCCTGTTCTGTCAGCAATCAAAACCATTGCCTTATCAAATCCAGAATTATAAAAAGCGTTAGCGGCATGCACCTTATGATGATTATCACACATTCTTTTGAATATTTGACAATCGGTTATTTTTTCCAGATACATTTGCAAGTCATTATTTGAGCCATCATACCCTGTGGGCGATGCTATAACACACATATCAATAGGACCTTTAGCGTGTTTTACTGCTTCTGCTATCGCCTTAAAAGGCATCTTATCTCTTTTAACTCTCGATAGTCTTTCTTCTTTACAAAAATATTCTAATACACCATTATCAATCACAGCAACTGAGCTGTCATGAAACGGCGCTACACCTAAAACTCTCATTACAAATTCTCCATTATTAACCCATACCAAATCCTGAATATGTCAATTCTATTCTCTCATCTTCATCTACAACTGCCATATCTAAGAACTTATTAATCGCCATAGTTTCCATTATATAATCGCCTCTTCCAGAAGCCTTAAATTTACGAATCCCTATATTATATAGTTGTTCTATTTCTCCGTGTTTTAAGACTGCAAGTGTCGACTTAAAATTCTTTACAGGGTCGTTGACATACCTATTTTTCAAACATTGCTTCTTTAATAGGTTTGATTCTTTTTCCATAGCCTCACCTTTCATATGAGGAACATTTGATTCATTCAAATATATGTAGTGTTTATCTCTTACTCTACAATCAGCAGTACATCTTTCATCAACTAAAATTTCTACCCTTGACACATCATCTAGCTTACTAATTAATTCTAAATTCTGATTATCATCAGGATGTAAACACAATATATCATATCTAGCAAGTAACTCATTGTAATACTCAACACTTCTCCTTAGAGGCTTCTCTACTGTGCTTTTAAGTATGGATGCTTTCGTGGTTATGTTGTCTGTTATTCCTTTTATGTAGTCTAATAGTCTATCATCAGAAATAATAACCCCGTTGTTTTTGTCTTTTAATGCAATAAGATTATTTAAGACAAGATTTGAAACTTCGTCATTCAAATAGTCGCCTGCTAAATGATTTGAGAAAGTTAAGAATAAATTGGTGTCTAACAGTTCGGATGCATATCGAAAATATCTTTCAATATCGCCTTCAAAAAATCTCCAAATTTCAGCATTTTCTAAATTTCTACCACCATTCCAAACAGCATCTGACGGTGAACCATATAGATTTTGTATAGGAAGATTGTGTTGAAATTTAAGTCGGGATATTTCTTTTAGTGATTTTAAATGATTTAATGATTGCTCAGTACCGAATAGAATTGGTAATGAATAACTAGCTTCATTCCACATATACACTCCTTCATAATTTAAATTTTACTTATTCTAGGTCGCCCGTACCTTGATAGATAATCCAATCTTGGTCTACTTCACTCCAATCTCTCATCTGAAACTTACCAGTAGCATTTACTGGAGGCGCAACTGGAGCTTGCCAGTCTGAATTGCCGTCTAATATCCAAGAAGGGAAAGGTTTAGGTTTTGTAAATATCTCTAAGTCTGGATGCCAAATATCTCCTCTGCCCGCAAAGTTACCTCTGCGGCCGTCTGTATATGTTTCTATCCATCGACATCCTTCACCGGCGCCATAAGTGTCTACATAAGTTTGGTCAGCAACAAGTACATTAAGTACTTCGTTGTCTGAATCTACTACTGCCCAATATGCCATATTCTACTTCCTTTAGTTTTGATATTTATATCTGATAAGCATAATGCCCGAACCACCAGTTCCGCCACAACAGGCGTCATTAGATGAACCACGACCACCATGTCCAGTATTTGCAGATTGACTTGAACCACCATCAACTCCGCCACCAGATGCTCTAGTGATTGAACTTCCTGTTATAGAACTTGCAGTTCCGTTACCGCCTGTATGAAGTGCACCAGAACCACCAGCGCCTCCGCCTCCACCACCTCTCCAAGGAGATTGTGTCCATACATTTGCAGGGCCTCCAGGGTTTCCTTGTCCACTAATTCCAGAACAACCAGATGTATAATCGAATCCAGCACCACCACCTGAACCACCAGAAGTACAGTTTGAGTAGCGTTTACCACCACCGCCGCCGCCATTTCTTGTTATTCCAAATCCAGTCGTGTTACCACCATTCGAGCCTCTTGAACCGTTATGACCAGCACCACCAGAACCAATACCTATACTATAGTTTCCTGCTGAAACTGTGTAGTTACCTGAGCCGTAGCCTCCACCACCGCCGCCACCTGAACCGCCACCAGAAGAACCAGAGCCGCCGCCCCCGCCTCCACCAGCAACAATTACATATTCTACACTACTACCACTTCCAGCATCATTACCCACACTAGAAACAGCAAATGTTCCAGATGAGTTAAATGTATGAATCTTATAGTCGCCTGAAGTTGATACACTTCCACCAGTTGCCCCTGTATAAGTTGCGTTCGCCGTATCATACCAATCAGACATATCTATCGCACCACTTTCTGGTACAGCATTGCCATCGCCATCAGCGGCACCGTCTGGAAGATAATCTCCATCACCATAGTACTCACTCATTCCAATTGGATTTGAGCCTCCCCATTCTGTTTGAATGGCAGATAATGCTAAAGAACCTGAACTAGGTATTGCCATATATTACTCTCCTTTTAATTCTTTTATTTCTTCTTTTAATTCTTTTATTGCTTCGATTAAAACACCAACCATATTACCATACGATACTGAAAGTGTCTTATCTTCGTCACCATTAACTTTAACAACTTCAGGCACAATGTCTTGTATTTCTTGTGCAATAACACCCATTTGCCTTCCACTTTCTGTACTGTCAATTCTATCAAATGTAACACCACGCATTGCACAAACTTTATCTAATGCATTATCGATTGTTTCTACATTCTCTTTCAGTCTAGCATCAGAGAAAGCAGTTACATCATTGTTAAATGTGGCCGCACCAGCAGCAGACATATCTATCGTAAGTGCAGTTATCTCTGAACCACCATCGTTACCTTTGACTACGACATCTTGGTCAGATACTTTAGAAATAAGATGAAATCCACTATTGTTGAAAAGTTCACCCCATTGAGTTCCAGCGTCTGATAATTTTATCTTACCACCATCTGCATCAAGAACAATATCTGAAGCAACATCAATTGTTAAATCGCCTGAACTTACATCTATTTCTTGACCATCAATATGGATGTTATCAACATCAATACCGCCGTCTGCTGTTAAGACACCCGTTACAGTTGCACCAGCAGAAGTGGTTTCAAATTTCTTAGAGTTATCGTAAAAAAGACTTACTGCACCATTTTCAGCAGCGATTATCATATTTTCAGAGATGGCTGCGTTAGTAACTTTTAATTCATTAGTTGCAACATATAATGCACCAGTGCCTTGGTCAGAAACAAAACTTTCACCGCCATCGTGATAAATTTGTAAATCACCACCACTGGCAGAACCAACTTCTAACTTGACATTATCACCAAGTATTAAATCACCTGTCATAGTGCCACCGGCCTTCTGTAAAGAATCAGCTTCCATATATGTTCTTACAGTATCAACATTGGTCATACGCATTGTACCACCATCATTAATTAGAATACCATCACCAGAAGCAAGTGCAGTTGTACCTCTTGCAGTACCGCCATCTATTAGATTGATTTCTTCAGGTGTCGAAGTAATTTGTGTTGTTGAAGCAGCTGCAAGAACAGGAAGTGTTCCTGATTGATTTGGTAATGATATCGTATGGTCAGCCGTTGCATCTACACTCGTTAAAGTTGTTTCGTTTGCATCAGCAGTAGAACCCTCAAAGACAACGGCATTACTTGCGTTCATTGTTACAGAGTTAGTAACAGTATGTGTTCCAGAAGTAACGAGGTTTGTACAAGTTAGTGTACCTGTACTTGGATTATAATTTAATGTGCCATCTGATTCTAACCCTAAGTTACCGCCATCTAAATCACCACCAGCAGTAAAGATGATTGCATTGTTTTCGTTAGTTGATTCATTGTCTGTAATAGTAACTGTTGTTGCAACAGCAGCTGTACCACTATATCCAGATGAAGTTATTGTGCCTAATGAAGAACCACCATCTGCAAATGTGATTGTGCCACCATCTGCATCAAGTGTGATTCCGCCAGATGAATCTAAAGTAACTGTAGTACCAGCAAGTTCTGCCGTACCATCAGCAGTAATTTGTATATTCGCAGCCGCACCAGCATCATCTGTAGTAACAATGTCTAGTGTTCCGTTTGTGCCAGCAGTTAATGTCGCAGTATCAGAAGATGAGCCAGTCATTGTAATGACTTTACCATTTACAGCAACATCATCAACAGTTAGTGCCGTCAATGTGCCAACACTTGTAATATTTGTTTGAGCAGCTGTTGTTAATGTCAAATCAGACATATAAGTTTTAAGTGTCGTTGCACTTGTCTGTCGCATTGTACCGCCATCATTAGTAACAATTCCATCGCCGTCTGCAAATGCAGTCGTTCCAACAGTAGAACCACCATCCATTAGATTTAGTTCAGCCGCAGTAGCATCAAGAGCCGCAAGTTTAGTGAAATCTCCCTGAACCAGTCCAGAAACTCCATCTAATAAATTTAATTCTGCAGCCGTTGAAGTAACAGCAGTTGAACCAAGAACTAGTTGCCCGTCTGGTACTACTATTCTAGCGGCACCATTTAAAATTAAGTCGTCTACTGACTCATCCCAAGTCATGTTAGCACTTGCAGTAGCACCATAGAAGATTACATCATGACCAGAGTCATCAGCGCCAACTGTTAGAGTTCCCAACATTGTTGTTGCAGCTGCAATATTTACAGCGCCGTCAATATCTACAACATCTAAGTTTGCAGTTCCATCTACATCTATATCACCCGAAATGTCTAATTCTGTAGCAACAATCTTATCATTAAATGTAGCCGCACCAGCAGCAGACATATCTAATGTAAGTGCAGTAACTTCCGCACCGCCATCATTACCTTTGAATACCATATCTTTGTTAGATACGGCACTCTTAATAATGAAATCACTACTTGAGTTTGTAAATCTACTAATTTCGGTACCAGCATCTTTAAAGATAACATCTGCACCATCAGAGTCTAATATAATATCACCACTAGAATCTAAAGTGATGTCTGTACCATCATTTGTGATTGTGTCTAGTGCGATTGAACCAACATTTGTAATATCGAAGTCGCCAAAATTAACTGTGCCGCCAACTGTTAGTGTACCTGTAACAGTTAGATTGTCGTTGACTGTAACTTCAGAAGTTGTGTGGCCAATACTAACTGCAATACCTGATGTTTCTGTTGCAAGCTTTAATGCACCGTTTGTGTTTGTTATAAAGGAGTTTGTGCCATCGTGATATATTGACATATCATCACCAGTGCCGTAGACTGTTTTTACACTATCAACATGGTGAGAACCATCTGTCTTAATTGTAATTCTATCTGCACCACCAACTTCAATATCAATCTCATCATCAGTATCAGCAGTAAAAGATGTATCTCCATCAGCATCTAAAATAAATGACGCCCCATTTACATCTGAAAAATTTGTCGAAACGGCCGTTCCTAAAAATTGAATATAAGTTCTTACATTACTTGCAGGTGCAGTTGTAAAAACTATGTTAGTTCCGCCGCCAGCAAGACTGAATCCGTGAGCAGGTTCTAAAATCGTTCCGTCGACTGAAACTATTATGGCGGTATCATGGGAAACCGTATAGTCCAGTGCAAAGGTAGTTGTGCTTCCATCACCCGAAATCTGTTGTTTCGCATGAAATCCGTTAGCTGGAGCTTTTCCTAAATATGGCATGTGCTATTCCTTTTATTGTATATCTTTATATTTATACTCATATTTATAAGATTACCACTTACCTATTGGGCATTCTTGTCCTTCAAGTGCTATCTTTGGTTTCAAAAAACAACCACACTCTGAACATCTACTCAGTTTCTCTAGTGAGGGACTTCGTTCCATTACTGAGTACTTATCACACTTCTTACAAATATCAGTTCTCTGTTTTCTTAACTCTAAACTTGCAATAGTTTTCCACTTTTTTATATTGCGAGTTCTTTGTTCTTTAGTACTTGTTTCTATCCTACCCTGAGGTAGGTCATTATAATTGTGCATGTATTACTAAAAACCTTTAACTCTTGTCCTTCTTGATGTATATCCTGTGTACCCTACGCCTTTAGCTTCATTAGTTCTATCTCCCTTAACACCCCATAAACCAGAGTCTTTAGGTACATGAACCCCATATACTAATACATCACTATTCATAAATAAATCCCACAACCCATCAAAAGAACCAGTTGCTTTAATTAACCTTATTGCTTCAGCACATGATTCTTGTGCTTGTTCTCTTTTGGCAACAATCTCTGCCGGTATCTGTACTAATGTTTCACCATCGGACTCACTAATAGTATCAGACATTGTTTGTCCTAAAATCATTGCTAATAGTCCTTGCATCCTGACTTCTTCGTGAGCCTGAATGTAATCTACAGAATGTTTTTCTCCATCTTCGTCAAAAAATCTGTCGTTAAGTGTTCCTCTGCTTATAAGGCCAACTTTCTTTTTTTCTGCATCAGACCATGCTGTTTCCCAGTCGGCAGGATGTTCAACACCATATCCATCTGTCCAAGCACCATAAATTTGTTTACCGTTATAAAACCATGCCATTTAATTCTCCTTTAACTGCAAAAATACATATTATTCGTCTTTCATCATCTTGTTTAAAACGAACTGAATGAAATTTTAATCCATCAAAACACATCATCTTGCCCCTTTCAGGCTCTACTTCATGTTCTACTTTTAAACCAGAATCACCATCTTTATTTAAATACACAGTAGACTCGCCTTCTTGCAACTTCTTATCATATATGATTGTTGCGCCACTGCTGTCTGTTAAATATAGTATCAGTACTGTGTGTGGCTCATCATAGTCAACATGTGGGTCACAAAATTCATCTTCAAAAGATAGTGAATCGTTTAGACATGCCCTTAATACTGTGTACTTACCTTTAAATATCTCATGCTTATTTATAAACCTTTCAAATATAGGTTTAAAGAACCAGTACCAATCTGACATAATGGGGTCAGAAATAATATTCTCATTTTTGTCTTGTCTAGTTGCTAATACATGTCCGTAGAATGGGTAGTCCATAGAACTAGAATATGGCATTCTATACCAGGGAAAAAACTGGCCGTTTATTATTTGATTGTCAATTTTGTCTTGTTCATCGCCACTTAAAAAGTTACTTTCTACTATCATATAGCGTTTTCTTTAATATATTTTAACCACCCTTCTTGTCGTTTTAATATCCATTCTCTAAACTTTTTACCATCTTCAAGCATACCTGGATTACCAAACAGTTCTTCAAACTTAACATCATAATTAGATACAGTATTTAATCCTTGTCCAAATGCAATTGCGTTATAGTGTGCATTGAACGGAATAACTCTACTCTCTTTGTGTGTAGATGTATAAAACTCATCGGCCGCATTATTGTTCTTTAGTTTATGAAGGTGTGCATCTTTCCAATATGGTGTATCATCTCTTGTAGCATACTGATAGTGCATTACTACAAAGTCTGCAAAATCATCAAATCTATTTCCCATGGCGTAATTAAATGCAGCCTTCTCACCACCATTAAACACACCTCGTTGTAAGCACTTGACAAGCGTATTAAGTGATTCGTGTGTAGTTAATAACCCACCAGACTCTAATGGTTCTATAAACCCTGCAGCCAACCCTATTGCAACAACATTTTGTTTTGCCATTCTTTCTTGTCTGCCATGTTTCCAAGTTAATAATCTAAATTGTAACTCATCATCTCTATTCAGATGTTCTTTAAATTCTTCTAGTGCCTGGTCATTATCAACATATCTACTAGAAAAAACATATCCTGTTCCTGTTCTATTTGCAGTTGGTGTATTCCAAACCCAACCGTTGTTTAATGTAGTGCAGTTTGTATGATACTGATTTGGATAACTTTCAGGAAGTTGTGTTACCCAAGCACTATCGTTTACTAACCCACCACCATAATCTCTAAATTTACTACCAATAGCATTCATTAATAGTGCTTTAAATCCTGTACAATCTATCCACAAATCAGATGTGAGTGCATTATCAGCTCTAAAAGGCACACCAGGAGAAGCAACATCACAATGAATTCTTTCGATACCTTGATTATTAGTATCAATCGCATATACAGTTTGACTAATAATTTTTACGCCTCTAGGAAGGCAGTATTCATTTTTTAACCATTGTGCAAACTTGACCGCATCAAAATGATAAGCAGAGTTTTGTTTTAAATCCCAACCTTCCATTCTTTCAACTAAAAGATTGTTCTCTGCCATAAGTGCGGCCGGAAAGAAAACTTCTGCCCATTCGTTGTCTGGCACATCTTCTGCTAATCTACTGAAATTATAATAATCAAAATCAGTATCATCTGCATATTGAGGCATACCAAATGGATAGTGAAAGTGTCCGCCTTTGCCATCCCAGTTTTCAAATCTTATTGATATCTTGTGAGTTGCATTACAGGCGTCCATCCAATCTTCGTCTTTTATTCCAAGACTATACATCCATGGTCGAATGTATTGTAGTGTGCTTTCACCAACACCAATTGTAGGAAAATCAGGAGATTCTACTACAATTATTTCTTTATCGGGGAATGCGTTTATTAGCGAAGCGGCAGACATCCAACCTGCACTACCACCACCTATTATTGTGATTTTGTCTACTTTCATTATATAATCAATTGTTAATTTATGTTTATATTTATGTCATCCAAATGATGACAAGATTTAACTTCTCCAGCTACTAGTGCTTCTTGTAGTAGTATTTACAGTATTAGTTCCACCAGAGGCATTCACAGATGTACTAGAACATGAGCGAAGTTCTACTAACGGTCCGCCTAGACCATTTACTGAATTACCACCAACATCACTTCCGTTACTTCCAAAACCGCCCCCAGAACCACCAGCGTTACCGCCGTGAGAAGAACCATCGCCACCTTGAGCACTACGATTGTGTCCTGCACCATCGCCACCCCATTTAGGACAACAATTGTTATGTCCTGCACCCCAGCCGCCACCAGCACCACCCCCGCCACCACCTTTCATGGTTGCGTTGTTAGTGATGTTTATAGTACAACTGTCTTGGTCGATTGCCACAACACCAGCTCCTCCAGTACCCCCACTTACATGTTGATAATGTCCGTGCCAAGGTCCGTGATTATTGTGAGGTCCGTGTCCGCCCATTCCTGAACCGCCCTCAAATGTTCCGTTATTTACAATATTAAATGTTGCACTATTTGGTAAGCCTTCAATAGTTAGACAACCACGAGATGTTCCCGCTCTTTGACTTTGTCCACCCCAAGGCACTCTTTCTGGACTTCCTGAACCACCATTACCTGAATCGCCATGGTCTGAACCAATACTACTAGATTGATAGTTATAATTTCCTAATCGAGTATTGTTGCCTGCCGTACTAGAACCTTTCATAGTTACGCCACTATTGATGGTAATATTAAAGACAGTATTGCCTGCAATCTCAGAACTACTGTGGCCTGCGGAATCTAAAGCGTCATACAGGTCGAAGTTTAATTGTGAGCTTGAAATTGTTAAACTGATTGCAGCTGATGTGCCATAAAAGTCTGATACTGTTAGTTCTCCAGAAGATGGAACTCCAGAAGCCGCATCATAGTATTCACTTAACGCATCAGGTTCATCTCCGCCGAACTCATCTGATATATCTTTTATAGATAGTTGTCCTGAGTTTGCTAATGCCATTATTTATTCTCCAGTTTTTCGACTTTTGCAGTCAACTCCTTGATTGCCTCTACTAATAGACCGATTGTTTGGTCGTATTGTAGAACTTTGTATTCTTGACCGTCATCTTGTTTAAGTGGTAATTGTTTTTCTGATACTGCCGAAGGTAATACTTTTTCGACATCTTGTGCAATAAGTCCAGCAGACTCTTTACCATCTGGTGTATATGTAAATGTCATACCACGCAGTTGTCCGACTTTAGATAGTGCATCTTCAATAGGTTGTATGTTTTCTTTTAGTCTTTCATCTGAAATAGTTCCTGAGAAAGCAATAACATCATTGTCAACATGTAAGTCACCATCTGCCTCAAGTCGCATTTCTTCGTTACCGTTGACTACAAATCCCACATGAGCATTATTACTCCAACCAATGTAATCGCCACCATCTAAACCAATTGCTGAGACTCCGTGTCCACTTAAATCACCTAGTGAATTAGACAATTTATCATTAGTTACTGCATCATCTGCTATTTTGGCTGTTGTTACATTACCACCAGCAATTTTAGCTGTAGTAACTGCTTCACTAGCTATATGTTGGGCATCAATACTACCATCTGTGTAATGTTCTGAGTCAATAGCATCATTAGCAATCTTAGCATTTGTAATACAATCGGCAGATAGGTGAGCTGTGTCAATAGAACCATCCACATAATGTTCTGAATCAATTGAGTCATCTGCTAAATCAGCTATAAGTGTTCCTGTTACTGTTGCACCAGTATTAGTTGTTTCAAATTTCTTAGAGTTATTGTAGTATAAATCTACTGAACCATCAACATCTCCTCTAATAATAGTTTCACTACCACCTTCATTCTGTACATAAAAATTACCATTCGTCAAAAGGAGCAGATTTCCTGTACCTTTATCGACTATTTTACTATCACTACCATCGTGATAAATCTCTAAGTCAGCACTTGCGCCATATGTAGCTTTAACATTATCTCCACTTACAATATTACCTGTCATAGTGCCACCAGCTAATGCTAGTTTTGCATCTAACTGTGTTTGAATTGCACTTGTAACACCATCCACATAATTTAATTCTGCTGGTGTAGCAGTAATTGCAGTAGCAGAAGCAGCCGCAAGAACAGGTAAAGTGCCTGATACATTCGGTAGTGATATTGTTCTATCGCCAGTCGCATCAACAGATGTCAGAGTTGTTTCATGTGCATCAGCAGTTGCGCCTTCAAACACAACAGCGTTGTTGGCGTTCATTGTTACTGAATTGGTAATAGTTTGAGTTCCAGTAACAACAAGGTTTGTGGCCGATAGTGTTCCTGTACTTGGGTTATATGTTAAGTTGCCATCAGATTCAAGTCCAACATTACCACCATCTGCATCTGCACCAGCAACGAATGTAATAACATTATTTTCGTTAGTCGATTCGTTGTCCGTAACAGTAACAGTCGTTGCAACAGCAGCCGTTCCAGAGTAACCACTTGAAGTAATAGTACCAAGTGAAGAACCGCCATCAGCGAATGTGATTGTACCGCCATCTGCATCTAAAGTAATACCACCAGATGAATCTAAAGTAACTGTAGTACCTGCCATCTCAGCAGTGCCGTCAGCAGTAATCTGAATATTTGCAGCTGCGGCGTTATCGTCAGTAGTTACAATGTCTAGTGTTCCGTTAGTACCTACTGTTAATGTTGCAGTATCACTAGTAGAACCAGTCATTGTAATAACTTTACCATTTACAGCAACATCATCTACAGTTAATGCGCCACCAGTAATTGCACCAGTTGTTGTAATTGCAGAAGAGCCGTTGTCGATTGAACCAAAGCCTGAAGTAATTGAACCAGAGTCTAATGCACCGACAGTAGTTGCAGCTGTTGTAACAAGATTTGGCATAGCAGTAATCTCGTCATCAAAATAAGCGGCGAGGTCTGTAACGGCAACTTGAACCATAGTTCCGTTGTCATTCATTACAACTCTATCAGCATCAGCAACTGTTGTGGATGTTGCACTTGTATCACCATCTATTATGTTTAGTTCAGCAGTTGTAACATTTGCACCATCTAAAATCTCTAATTCTGCCTCTGATATTCCAGCAGAACCAATAGTGATTGTACCTGATATATCAACATTACCATTGATGTCGATAGTTGTGGCATTAATTTCGATTTCTGTGTCTGATACTAGGTCTAAAACACCATCAGCACTTTGATGAATGTATGTTCCTGAATCACCAAACTGTAATTGTCTTGTACTGTTTAAAAGAATACCTGTATCTGCAACATGAGTTAGTGTTGTATCTTGGTCATCACCGAGATTAATAACAGCGCCGTCTGCCAAAAATAGGTCAGAGAATTCTAATGCGGATGTACCTAGAGTAGCACCATCACTTGCATCAGGAACAAAGGCTGTTGTTGCAGTATATGTTGCCTGTTGAGCAGGGTTTGCCCAAGATAATACTCCTGAAGCATTAGTACTTAAAACATATCCTGATGTGCCATCAGCAGTTGGTAAAGTATAAGTTACATCACCAGACTGTGTGCCTACTTGAAATGCAGTATAGTTTGTACCATTGTCTGTATCTTCATATAATCTTAATTGACCAGGACCAGTAGAGCCGTTTGCAATCGCAACAAAACCAGCATCATCAATTTCTAAAATTGTTCTACCGTCATATTGTTGAAATCTCATGTTCTTAGCATCAGTCATTGATTTCATAATGGTATGAGAAGAACTCTCAGAGAAAGAGAACGCTTCGTTGCCACCAATCTTAAAGTCGATTCTATCATCAGAATCAGCAGTCATAGATGTATCAGCATCACCATCTAAGATTAACTCAGTACCGTTTAAATCATTTGCCAACGGAGCAGTTACACTCGTGTTGGTCTTATCGTTGATTACATAGATAGCATCACCACTCGCAGGCGCAGTCGAAAAGGTAATTCGTTTGTATTCGCTACTTCCATCAAGACCTAAAGTAAAGGCCTTGCCGATTCCAGGCTCTTGTCTAATGTTGTTGACATAAACTTCTAATGCGTTTTCGGCGCCAGAGGAAACCTCGACTGCCATGTCAAATGTGGTTGTGGAACCATCACCAGTAAAACTATCCTTTGTAGGAGTATTGGTGTATTCCTGAAATGGGTGTTGTCCTATGTAGGGCATTTATTTCTCCTATACTTTATACATCTTCTAATATTGAAACGGTGCAGTCCAATGAATTTGTAACACTACAACTCGCTTTCAAAACATCTGCGTTTGAACCATCATTCATCAGTACTAACTTATTACCTGCCATTACTTCTAATGAAGCACCAGGCGGAATAGTGGCATCCTTAACAATGTATACATCATTTGAACCATCTTCATTGTCGATAAAAATACTACCAGTAATACCAGTAGTTGTTTTGTTTGCCAAAGTTATACCAATAACGATTGATTCTAGGGCAGAAGAACCAGCACCAGCAGGTACCGTGTATATTGCAGCCAGAGATGTCCCCACAGAAGGTGTACATATTCTTTTAAAATCGTTAGCCATGTTATTTTCCTTTTATCTAATTGTTATATTTATACTAGCCCTTAAGCGTCTGTATTTCATCTTGTAGTGTATCTACTTTATCACTTAACTCTTTAATAGACTCAATTAATACACCAACTAAGTTACCATAAGATACAGATAGTGTTTTATCTTCGTCATCATTTTCTTTTACGACCACTGGGAATACTTCTTGCATCTCTTGTGCGATAACACCAGTACCAGGTAGGTCATTGTTATCATTTCTTGTAAATGTAACACCACGCATACTATTCACTTTATCAAGAGCATCAGTAATTGTTTCTACATTATCTTTAAGTCTTGCATCCGAGAACGCAGTTACATCATTGTTAAATGTAGCCGCACCAGCAGCAGACATATCAAATGAAACAGCATTGATAGTTGAACCGCCATCATTACCTCTGATTTTAATATCATGGTCTGAACCATGAGCTTCAAAATAAACCTCTGTGGAATTAAGTTCTATTGATGCAAACTTAGTTCCTCCGTCATGAAATTCAACATCACCGCCGTCAGCATCTAATATAATATCGCCAGCAACATCTATTGTGAGGTCGCCTGAACTTAAATCAATTTGTGTTCCATCAATCGTAATGTTGTCTACTACGACACCAGCGTTAGCAGTTACTACGCCATTAAACGAAGCCGCACCAGCAGCTGACATATCTAATGT